TGCATAGCTTATCTCTCCGCTATCACTTACAATGAGTTCATCTCCTTTCTGCCATTCCAAAGCCTTTGCATGCCACCATTGTTTGGTGCCGTAGCGTGTTGCCAGTGCTGTTTGCTGCACATCCTCGCTCCACGAAGCCAGGGCTGTTTCTCTCAGCCACACCACATAAGCCACCACATAAAACAATATACTCTCTATTGATACTTTAGAAAATTGTTCATCAAAATTCTTTGATGTATCCAAACTATAAAGTGTCTGCACATTGCTGTCAGCAATGAAAGCATCTGTAAGTTGTTTTTTTATTTCACTAATTGTAGCCATTTCTTTGCATATCTTATTATTATGAATACTCCACAAACAATGATACAGACAACAATAGTTCGCCACCATTTCTCTAACCATGAGAAATGCTCTTTGGTAATCTTTGAGGCTTTGATGTCCTGATAAAGTGTGTCTGTCTTTATCACTGTATCGTTTTTCTGTCTATCAATATATTTTGTCTGTATGTGCCAACGCTCACAAAAAACGCTATCTTTAACCTTCTGTACAATAACACTATCTTTAATCCATAGTGCAATGCTATCTCTTTGTTGGTGTGCAATAGTTTGCTTTGAGGCTCTATTCTCTTTGCTCTGAAGAGTTGTTTTAGTTGCACTGCAACTACACAAAGCAATGCAAATTATACTACTCAACAATATCAACTTTCTCATTCTTTGCCAATTTTTTGATTACAGCTGTCAATCCAGCAACTTTTTTCTCCAAATTTTCTATTTTACCATTAAGGTCAATCTTTTCTTGCAATAGAGATTTGTTTTCTTTTATGAGCTCAAGATTCTTGCTTTGCTCAGAAGCTAACTCTAAGACTAAGTCTTTGTTCTGTTTGGTTAATTCTTGTATACCCTGCAATAGATCTGTTGTAGACTTACTCACAAGTTCCAAGTCGCTTTGTTTCTTCTCTCGTTTTGTCATCACCTTGGCAGAGAACCAGCCAACAACAGCCGTTGTGATGCACATTATCACTTGCCATACATATTCATTCATTATTTATAACCTCCTTCTATTTTTAATCCCTTTGTTGTTAATTCTAACACACTCAAAGTCATTCCGTCTTGCTCCATCATATCCATGATTTCCTTACGCCAATATTCTAATTCATTGTCGTTTATTATCCCGTTTATTCCAACACCAAATAGAGGATACTCTTTCAACTCTCCCTTCTCTGTGAGAAGTATCAAGGCTTGATTTTGTGGCAAAGTATTGCCAACCATTAATCCATGCTCTATCTTTCCTTCACTATCTTTCTGCAAAGTAATGGCAAGTTCATAGCTCTCACTATTAGAGCTCAACTGTATTCCTATTCCTTTACTCATCAGTGTAATATCTTTGCATCTTCGTAATCATCTTTGTTTAACTGCTCAGGAGCTTGCAATGGTGCTGGTACTGTCAGTGTCCCTGATGCAGGATTTTCAGATATTGTCCCACTAAATGTGGCATTGTTATGTGTGTGGTTTTTGCACCAATCTACCAAGTCATTTATCTTATCTGTCAACTCCTTTATCTTAATCAAACCGCCCAACTCTCCACCATTAAGTATTATCTTATCTATTTTGCTACATTTCACAATAACTAAATCCCTAAAATCTCCTCCGCTCATATCTGCAATCAAGACTTGTGATCCAACTTGAGGAACAACTTGCATGTTCATTTTCTCTCCATCTGCAACAGCACATATCTTAACTTCAGTCAAAGTTAAATCACCAATAGCCACTTCACATTCTTGTCCATCTATACTGAGAACCTTACCACACAGCAATCCTTGGGGACTGCCAGATGCTATCTCTTTTATCTTTTGGGCTATCTTTCCGTAGTTATTCATTGATTTTTTTACCTATACTTATGACTCTTTCTCCTCCTTGTGAGGAAAAATTTACCTCTGTTGAAATAACATAGTACACACCATTCTTCTCAGGGTATTCACTGTCACGCAGCTCTATCTTATATGTGGGTTCACAATAAGGAACAAGCCAGCCAGTAAAATTACCTTCAAAGCCTGTATATACTATTTGTTGCAATTCCTGCTCACCTCTTTTTTGGAGCGATGTCTTATCCGTTACTCCATATATCTTTATATTTCTTTTCTCTCCACCCTGTTTTCCTACTGTCACAACTATTCGTTTGCCGTCTTTGCCAACGCCTTCTACCTCCACAAAATACTTTCTTTGATCTGCCTTCTTATATTTCAAAGAGGATTTTTCTATATTGCGAGCAAAATCAAATGTTATCGCTTTGGAGTTTTCTATCTCTTTATATTGTGGGTGTACATGAAGTGTCTTATCCTTAAAGTATATATTAGCCTTTGTCTCATCTTGCACTTTCTTCAAGACGTCCCATGCGTTCACATCTTTAATTACAAACTTATCATACTTGAAATCATAATCACAAGAAAGACCATAACTCTTATCCACCTGTTCAATCAAATATTTCAAAATGGTAAACAAAGAGACTTTTTTTAACTCTTTATTTTTTATCTCCTTTCTGAAAAGATATATGTCATCTTCACACTCTAATTTAACCGAACTGTCATCTGTTGTAATGGTATTTAAATAGCCTTTAAACTCCATTTGAAGACTATTATCATAACCTAACTCTATGGCGACAGTATCGCCTTCTTTTAGCTTGCTCTCAATGTCTATACTTTTATTTATGTATGTTGCAGGCAAAATTATTTCAGCAGTATCTGAAAGACTTTCCACACTCTTTCGTATTCGCACACTATCAACATATCCAAGTGTATATTTACCTATCTTTATTTTGTATTCCATTGCCAGCATAACTAATCCCCCTCAACAATTAAGTCTGCTGCAGTATAATCATCACTTACTGCTTTAATACTAAACATCTGATTTGCCATTCCTTTGGTAAAAGGAAATTCATAATCCTCAATAGCAATATTCTTGATATTGAATATTGAAAACAAAGGGCTCATCACATTCAATACTTGTCGAGCTTCACACATATTCCTAAGTCTCATTAAAGCCTCTGAAGGAAGTTCGTTGTTTTTATCTCCTATGATAACGCCAGCTATATTTACCTGATAGTCGTCTTGTGTCCATAACTCTTTAACAGAGCCTCGTCTTAACGTGTCAGATATTCCTGCTTTCAAAACATTGCGTTTTACTATTGTGTTTTTCCCTGATACGTTAACAACAGGTTCTATTGGTAACTGCCAATATTCACTCTCGGAAGACAATTTAATACTTAATGGACATGAGCAATTGACATTTAATAAACCCTCCGTCATTTTAGTAGTACTATCTATCTTCTTAATCACTTCTGGGTGTGTCAGCCAATATGGTGGAAACTTATATCCTGTAGCAAAATCTATATACATCTCTTTATATCTTAACTTACTGAACTTTGTGCTATATTTAACACTCTAAACATTGCCTCTGCCACTTGGCTTTCAACATCAGATTTGTTCTCTGCAAATCCTCCACTAAAAGTCATTTTCTCTATTAGATTTTTAAACTCTATCTTGATATTAGTACTTCTCTGACCACCTTGTGTGATGGTTTCTTGTGAGGCTCCACCAACATTACCGCCACCTGCATTACTATTAACACCGCCACCTGCATTACCAACACTGGCTTGTAATTTATCATTAGTGCCTAAGCCTAATTTATTTTTCAATCCTTTTGTTACATCACTAACTTTCTTACTGTTATCCCATTGAAGATTGATAGAACCAAAAGACTCCTTGACTTTCTTTACATCTGTTACGACCTTTTTCCCTGCATCAGTTATAGCCTTTTTCCTTGCCTCTATATCTGCATTTATCTTATTGATAGCTGCTTGATTAGCTGAGCTATCTCCTAAACCTACTGCTTCCTTAAACTTGTACCAGCCAAGTTTTATCTTGTCTATTCCGATAAGAAAACTATTTACCATCAAACTGAAATGCAACTTGACACTGTCAACAAAAGCAATCAGTATGTACTTCATTCCATTAATCACACCATGCCATAGCGTACCCCAGCCTTTTACCTTAAAACATACTAATGATATTACAGCTATCAATGCAATAATACCAAGTATTATAATCCCTATTGGACAGCCCCACATTGTTATATTAAGAAATTTCCATGCTATTGTAAAACCTTTGACTATGAATGAAGCTACCTTGACAACATTTGCCCATAAATTAGTAACTATTGTTTGTATACGAACAATACTTGTGCATATTAATATTACCGCACTGAGACCTCCAACAACAGAAGTAATTGTTACAATAGCAGTATTGCCTTTCCTTAATTCACTAAAAAACCATACAACTTTATCTGTTATAGTTTGTATAACATCTAATGTTGGCTTTAAAATTGGTGCGAGGACATTGTCATAAAATTTTGTTGCTATCTCTTGCATTGAGTCTATGAAATTACTCCACTTTCCACCCAACGTCTCGCTTGCTTTCTCTGCTCCTTTATAAAATAATCCTTGTTTTTCTGTTGCCCATTGAAATGCCTGACTCAGCATATTAGCAGAAATTTGACCTTTACTCATTTTATCTCGCAAAGATGCCATACTTTCCCCAGTCCTTTCACTTATGACTTGCAGAGGATTAAAACCTGCATTAATCATCTGCAATAAATCTTGTCCTTGCAATTTACCAGCACTTGTGGCTTGTGAAAAAGCCAAAGTTAATGACTGCATTTTTTGACTATCACCCATTGATATGTCTCCAATTTGTTTCAGTGTTTTAAAAGACTTTTCTGCACTTACTCCAAAACTCATCATTGTTTTTTGACCCTCTATAAGATCTGTTTTCTCATAAGGAGTTTTGATTGCATACTGTGTAATGCGGTTGTAAAAATCGCTGGCTGCTTGTTCATCATTCTTGAATAGAGTTTTTAAGTTAGTTTTCTGCAATTCGGCTTTCATGCCTATATTTACACTCTTACCCAATCCAACAATAGCCACAGAAAGAGGATTAATTAAGGCAGGAACAAAACTGCCTATCTCTCTAACCCATTTTTTTAATTTACCTCCATCCAAGCTATTCAACTTGTTTATTTCTTTTTCAAGTCTCATTATTTCATGGTTGGTTTCTCGTATTGCTTCTTTATTTGATGCAGGTATCCATTCTTTCTGTAGCTTTAAGGCATTTACTTTTTGCGTCAATGTGCCAATTGAACGTCCGACTGTATTCATAGACATATTAGCAGCATTGATTTGCCTCTCAACTTTTGTCCATGTATTGAGTTGCTCATTATTATTAATGCCTATCTTCTTTAACTTTGCGGAGATATTATCTCGTAAATCAAGTGTATATGTCAATATATTTCCAGCCATCTTTGTTTTAGTATTGTTTTTTTACTATTTTTGCATCTGTTATGTGGACAATTATATATATAATAATAGGCTTCTATTTAGCGACTGCATTTGTGGGATTGCTTTCCAAGTTTATTCCATTTATATTGCCTTATATTTTTATTGTTATGATTTGCATAGCATTATTACCTTTCTTCCCCTTCATAGTGGTTTACCAAACATATAAATATCACCGAAAATTTATGCTACTATCAATACTTATAACTATCATTTTAATTTTAACAATCTGTTTGTATATCTTTGTTTAGCCTTTATTAGCCTTTGCTTCCTCTTCTCTTATCCATTGCAGATCTCTGTATAACATTGCCCATTGTTGGTCTGAGAGACTGTCGGGGTCGGAAACATTCATGTAGTAACGCAACAAAGCATTGCAAGCCCTTACACCTTTTCCGACACCAACACCCGCAGCCTCTATAATTTTTCCAGCTCAGCCTCCTTCGTCTCAATTATATCTCCTAATTTGGCTGAAGCTGATAAAAAGAGAGTATCATCTGTCTTTATCTCTTCATCGCCGCCAAGAAAACAATCTCGCATTATGATTTCATTAAACTTTAAAGGGTTGCTTTGTCCTGCAATTGATGCAAAGCCCAAAGTCCTCCTTGAAGGCTTCTTAAAGTAAGCCACCTTATCTTCAACTGTTATTTTGAAGATGTCTCCATGCTCTTTTTTCCAAGCATTAATTTGTTCTTTTGTTACTTCCATTTTGTTATTTTATTACATCTATTGATAGGCAAACAAAGGGTAGAGTTATCTCCATAAATTTGTCGCCCTGTTTTATTTCTTTACTTTCCTCAGTAAATTGCAGACCTTGTATACTGTCATTAATCATCACATCTCCTTTTGTTGGGTCTCCATAAGATACTATTGCATCAAGATTAAGCCCCAATATACTTCCTCCACCCAATACTCTCAATGTCTCATACTCACTCTGAGTAAGTGATATTTCACCATCACATTTTTCATTACCTTTCTGAATAGAAAGAGCTTTATTGCCTTTCCCGTATAAAGCCTCTTTCTCTTGAGATTTCTTATACTTTATGCCTCTGAACCCTGTAACATCTCTGCCACCAAGAATGAGAGTCATATCTTCAAATTCATATTCTCGTCCGTTTACCATTTTTACCTCCTTTTATTCTGTTGTTACCATAAAACCAAGATTGATATTGATATACTTGGCATAGCCATAAGGCTTGACTTGTACAGACATATTCAACTGTGAAGTGGATAGTATATTTTGATTATAATCAATGAAACACTTTACACCTTTATCTATGCTATCTGTTGAATCAACACCCAACTCACCTTGTGAAGTCATCTCGTTGTATATTCCTGACACTATCTCCTGTTGCCAACTCTTACACATTGCAGGTACAAGTGTGCCGTCATTCTTTACAGGTATCTCATCATTGACATGATTAAGCATAATTTTATAGGCAATACGATACGCCTTATCTATTGTCCTACGATGAGCAATACTTCTATAGTCATCTGTTATTGCTGTTGCCAAGCAGTCATCAGAGAAAAAATATCCAGCTTTGCCTGTAAATGTTCTAAAAGTTATATAGCCCTTATTATTCAATGTCTCTACGTCTGCAAAGTAAGGATCTTTATCCCCAATAAATAACTCTGTTGCAACCAAAGCTCCATCTTTAACACGACCAATATGCCTTTGCACAGGTATTGAGGCAATTTTGCCTGCCAATATTCCTATTGCAGCACCTTTGCTTGATGTAATAGTATCTCCAATTAATAGAGCTACACGATCATAAGACATCTCTGTCAAATCTGCAAGTTTAGTTATATTTGTATTATCATATTCACGAGCCTGCAATAAGGTGAACAATGGAGCATACAGCGTGTTTGTTGCCCATTCTCCTAATAATTGTGCATTCTTCATTGCAACCTTGCAATCTGCATCTAAGCCATCTGTTATTGTTGCACTATAACCTGTTGCTGGAGTATAAGAGACAACTAAAATTCTTATACGACCATTTGCTGCTTGAATAAGTTTTTTAGCATAGTCTTGCTCCTTATCAACTAAGTCACTCTGCTTTGCTGTGGAAGGGAACACCATAAGCCACAATTCAGCTCCATCTCCTGCTTGCTCATAAAAGTCTTTAACATCCTTATACAGCGAAGCATTAGCATCTGTACTTGCTGATGTAACACCTAAAGCTACCAAGTCATCCAATTTATACAGAATGTGAGGTGTCACAAGAGCAAGTTTGCCTGTTCCTGTGACAGCTGAACCTGTAGCCACCATTCCAGTCACGCAATCGGCACTTGGGCTCACTGAACCCAAAGCACCATTACTAAAAATTATCTTTACTCCTGATAACATATTACTTGCGTGTTATTTCGTCAATTGTTTTATTTTTCAAACCATTGCTGTGATTAACAGCATCACATCTTTCAAAGAAATACAATGCATCATCTGTCTTAAACAGCTTTTCGCACTTCGGATACAAGGCAAATATTTCTTTTGCCTTTGTATCTAATTTCTTTGTCGTTTCC